TTCTATTGGCATTTTTAACTCCTATCCATAATATCTATAATCTTTTTCAATCTTAAAATTAGGTTCGTCCATTGCATCAGAATATGTTGTAACAAATCCACCTTCCCTGAATCTTATCACTGCTTGGGTCATAGAGTCAACATAGTCATCGAATTGTCCATGAGGAAAAGCAGCTACTTCTTCAATAACATCTTGTGCAAATTTCTCATCTGTAGGAGCGAAAACCATACCTGACTCAAATACAGGTGCAACAGAGTTAATTCTAGTGTGTTTATCTCTACCCTTTGCAGGA